AATTATTGCCTACACTGTTATTTATCTCAGTGTGCAAAGTTCGTGGAAAAAGTGAATGTGTAAGGAAGGGTGGTAGGGCCTATTAACAAATGGCAATAAGTTATTAGGTATGAATTTATACAATGCGTGTATATATTACTAGGGGTGTTCTAGTGCGTGGTAACAGCCTTACACTACAACGAAGTAACCCTACCACCCTGTAATACTATTTAGCCTTTTGCTTGAGAAACTCTTGAATTATGGCTTTTCTTGTGTTGTAGTGAGTGGTTTCAACACTTTCCCAACGATTGGTTTGAGGATTGTGCCATTTTAGACAGTTTTGGCATACTCGACTACAGAATCTTTGGTTACTGCCCTTGCGAACCAACACATAGGTCATACTCACACATCTGTCTACAACAGGATCACCACACTCACAGATCTCTTCTCGTGGTTTGAGGCGCACTATTGGCAGTTCACCATACTGTGTTTTTTTGGGTTTATACCAATCGCCCCATTCTGGTGGCATTTCATCCTGTATTTTCATACAAGTATTTAATATGCTCTGTTAATTTTGGACTAGTTTGTGAGCAGAAAGGCAATAACGGCTATGAGTTGAACAAAAACAACCCCCACGCCCCATAAAAAATATCTTTTGATATTGTTTATGTCGCTCTGCATATGAGCGAGGTGGTTGTTCTGTATGATATCTAACTTTTGTTCTAGTAGACTCATTCTTTTGTCTAAGTTACTGTATGCAGTGTTGATATCCTTCATCCGATTTGCTCCCGGGTGGTTAAGTTGCTGAAATTGTTGTGCCAAGGGCTATGCGTTTCCACGCACTGCCATCATATACTGCTACACATAAACTGCCACCGTCGCCATCTGATATCATTGCTATGTCACCTGTGGTATTTGTGGTTAGTGCATTGGCTCTTGCCACTGTTAGTGTGCTCAGTCTCAATACATTTTGAATATTTACAACACCATTTGATGGTGATAGCACCTGTGTTCCTGTTGCGGATATAGTGTTAGGACATTGTGTGCTTGAAATCTTGCCTGAAGAAGTAAGGACCACAACACCACCTGCTGTATTGGCTTCAGTGATGATTGAGTTTAGGTCAGTGACCGCTGTAAGTAGGTCAGCCCTTGCTAGACTAGGATCATCTGTGCCTGCGTCTAGATTTGCTGTTGATATTGCTGTGCTTGGAAAAGCCATCCTTTACTCCTTTATACTATTTATCTGATCGCTAGATTACCAGTCTCATTTACATACATTTCAGGTAAACACTGTAATTCTACATCAAATATTGAATTGGTATATGCACCTCCATCAGTGGTAAACACCACCTTAGGTGCTGTGTTTGATTTTGATGCAATGGCTGGATATGCAGGGTTACTGGTTTCTACATAATCATCTGCCACATAGTCTGCTTCAAAATATGGTCCTGGTTGTTGAGGTGTTATTCTCATTGACAGAACCTTTGATACGCTTCTGCCTATATCAATTTGGAAACCACCTGATAAACTGCCTGTCAGTGTTGTGGTATCCAAATCATATTTTAGGATTGAAAATCTTTCACCACTTGCTCTTAGACTGACATTTTGTAGAATGGGAGTTACACCTCCTACTGCGGCAACCGTTATTAACACCGTTACATATTGCCCGTAGAAGGCGGTTATGTTGGTATCTCCTGAATTTATAGTAGTAGATGCTTCTTCTCCCGCAAAGGCGCCTGTAGTGCTTGTATATACGGTATAAGACACCGATCCTTGTGCTTCTACTGTTGTTTCTAGATTAAAATATGCAATTTCTCCTAGATCTAAAACTTCTGTTAGCCAAGTAAGGTCGCTGGGTGTTGTGCTCCAGTTTTTCCAATCATCCCAAGTTTCAAAATCTGTGCCTGAACCTATGTCTGCCCAAGTGCCTGTGTTAGGAGCAACAATAACACCATTTGTTTCATCTAAAAATCCGTTTATTGAAGGTAATGCCATATTAGTTTCCTGTTATTGTTGGGCTAGTGATTACTCTAGCATCATTATAGGTTACATTTCTAAATGTGTTTGCCAATGCTGTGTCACCATCCAGTGCAACAATCGCCTGATCAAAATTCTTTTGTAACACTGTGTCAAAACCACTCAGTGTTGACAGATCTACTTCTTCTACTCTTATGCCTTGGTTAAGCAAATCATAAACAGGACCGCCGCCTGCAAGTTTGAATGGCAGTTTCAAGCCTATTGAACTTAGGCCTGATGATGTTTCTGCAACCAAAATATATTCAACTGCACCGCTCTTAAATTGACTTGATACTTTGTTTTGATACGAACTCCTAAATACATTTGTGCTACCATTTAGATAGTAGGGATCGTATTCAGCGGCGTCTAGTGGCTGTCTAAGATATACAGTTACACCACTTGCATTGGTGTCTGTTACTTCTACCTTTTCCCATCTGCCTGCTCCAAATTTGTTCGTGTCCCAGGTGCTTCTTTTTAGGTATACAGGATCAAAACTGCGTCTATATACCCATAATTTAACATAGTTTGTGATATGATCGTGTCTAAATGTAAGTTTGACCTGTGTATTCATACTTTGATATTGGTGTCCACTGTAAGGACCTGTTGTGCTCTTGTCATATTCCCAACTGTCAACATTGACTCTTGGATTTGCTGGTGCAGGAAATGGAACACTTGCATCAGCAACAGCATCAGCAGTTGGTAACAGTTTAAAGTTCCATCTGTCTTTCCAATCAAGTGTAAAAGGCACATCTTCTCCTTCTAGTCTATCACTCAAATATCCACTACCAAACCAACTGTATTCACTTTCTAAACGGCTTACACCACTCCAATATAATGGTGTAATAATCAATTCATAATCATCTTCATAGTCCAGTGCTAACATTCTGTGTGCAAAACCTGTTGATGCATTTAGGCCTACACCTGCATCTACAAATTCTTCTAGAACAGGATTTGATCCTGCTATAATTTTTCTATAGCGGAATTTTATACCTGCCCAATCATTGATAACACTTACATCAGGTTTGATAAACTGAAATTCTGCTTCGTTATTCAAGGCTCTTAGTTTTTGAATACCAATTGTGATCTGTGATGCGGCACTAGGTGCATCTGGATCTGGTGGCACAATTTCAAAATCGCCACTGTTTTCATTTATTGCCGCTCTACCGTAAAGAGGATCATAATCATACAATCCTGTAAATCTTTCAACAGGCACTCTGCCATATCTTACCTGTCTTGTGCTTTCAGTGTTGTCTGCATATACCAATCTAAAAATAATATCATATTGGTTTTGTGTATCACTAGGTAATGATGGATAAACTGCACTACCAAACACATTAAATGATTCTACCTGTGCAATACCAGGCGTGTATGGCTGTGTAAATAGCCTTGTTTCACTGTTCCAATAACTTTGTGTTGAAGGACGATAATACATCTTAACACCAACAGCATCCCAGTTCACTGCTTCTTGATCAATTTCCTGTGTAAAGGTAAATTCTAACTCTCTAGGTGTTCTAGGATTGCCACCTGTAAGCAGTGTCTGACCTGTAATGGTATTGAATGTGTTGTTGCGTTTGCTAGGTGGTGTTTCTTCCGGCAAACTCCAACCAGGACCAACTGCTTCTGTGTAATCCTTGACTTCTTCTACATCAACTGCACCTTGTGGATCCAATCTCTGTTTTGTTCTGCGTGTTGACAGTGTGCCATCGCCATAAACCACTTGGGTAATGAAAATGTATTTGATCCTTGTTCTGATCATAGGACCAATTGCAAAATATATGTCTTTGCCAGGACCTGGTTTGTCGCGAACTTCAAAATACTGCCAATTATCAGTTGTTAGATCTCTCTTCCACCATACCTTTGCGTAACTGTATGCCGCATTCTGTGGCTGTAGAGCCCTTACATTAACATAGACAGTGTTATTTGTGTGATCGTAATAATCAAACTCTTCAATGTCCAATACATCGTTTATCTCAATAATTTCTTCAGGTGGCACCACAGGTGGATTGGTAATTGGTGGTCCCTCTACTGGTGGATCACTAGGTGGTGGCGTTACATCTTCATCTTCAGGATCTTCAACAACAGGTGGATCCTGTATTGGTGGATCTGGTTCTGGTTCTGGATCTGCAGGAACAGCCTTGACTGCCAGTGCATTGTTTATTCTTGCACTTAGGCTTCCATAATCACTGGTATTGGTTATAAGAACATCATATGGTGAATTTGAATCATCCATACCAACCAGTGTGTCTATTTCTATTTCTGTTGTGCTGTTCACAGTCAATCCTGTAACAGTGTATTCTGTGCCATCATCGCCTATAAATTTAGCAGTTATACCTGCTTGTAAATTTGTTCCTGTAAGTGTAATTGTATTCACACCAGCACCAACATAACTGCTTGGTGATATTGCAGTTATTGTAGGCGGATTATGAACTACAGGCACCACAGCATTGGTAGGCGGAACCAAACCAGTTGGTGTGTCCTGCACTGCTGGATAAAAGATAGTTGCACCTTTTGGTATGTAAGGTGGTAAAACAATATCTTCTTCTCCGTGTTTTGCGTGTGGATAGATAGTGTCTGGATTTCTTACACAACCAAGAGTAACACTCATATCATTGTTATAACGGATTGAAATAACTCTAAATGGATCTGTGTCAAAATCCAACATCTGTGATTGAATGCGTATGCTGTCACCAACTTCTAGTTCAAGTGCTTTTGATGTTACAGTAAGTGAAACTGATTCTTGATTTCTTGATTTGTTGAAAATTAGTTTTGCCATATCCTTGGCAATAGCATAATTGGTAATGGCACCAAATGTTACATCAAACTTGTTTTCTCTGCCGTTATCCTGTGCAATATATGTGGCTCTATCTGAATCTGTTTCTGGATACACCACTGAGTCCATACTCCATTTGTTATCTGGATTTACAAATTGAACTGATACTGCGTTGTATTTGGCACTCTTGTCAATGCCTGTAAATGTAACATTACCAATTATGTCATCTTTGGTAAATGTTTGAACAATAGTTGCGGCACCTGAAGTTATGTCACTGTCATTGCCTGCATCTTCAATTTTTAATTTGTATTTGCCCTGCACATATGGCATATAACCTCTAAATTGTGCAAGTAGAAATTTGGTATTTTGAAACAGTGTCTGTTGTGTGTTGACAACAGGATTGATCTGTAGGATTTTACCTCTTGTGCCTGTAATAAATTCAACTTCAGTGTTACATTTGGCAGCCGCTATCTTCCAACTGGTCCAATCAATATCATCATTTGTCAAACCCTTACCATAGCGTGGATTTCTAAGATAATCTAACAGTATTTCTGCTGGATTAGTTGAATATCTAGTTGGTGCATTGGCATAGGTATAACTGTCAGGACTTGTAATGGTTAATGACGCTATTTTGCGACCTAAGACTTCGGCTTGCACCTCTGGTATTGATCCACCAAATGGGTTTTCTTCTGAATCTTCCTGTGTTTCAATCTTTTTCCATTCCCAGCGAACAAAAAGAACACTCAAACCATTATACACCATTGAATCTTTCCAACTTGGTGCATCGCTCATAATTGACCAAGTGCCCACAGTAGAATTGCTTGGTGTGTCAAAATATAGTCCGTGACTGAATTGCATACGGCATCTATTTTTGTATTTGCCTTTGGTTACATTTACAGTCTGTCCATTGTTTAGTAGGGGAATGTATTCTTCTGGTAATTGATAATCATCAATATGAATGCCTTTTAGACCTTCTACTGGTCCTTCACCTAGCACATAGGCAACCCAAAGATATTTGTTATCTGTGCTACCTGTTTCTGCATAGGTAATAATGCCACCAACTTTTCTGTATCCATATATGACGGGAATGTTTTGATTGCTTCCCTGCTTTTGGACTAGAACACCTTGTTCTTGTGCCGCGGCTTGATCTGCTGAAGGTATGTCAGGTGTGCCAAACAGTCCTGCGAAAGGTTGTGTTACAAAATTAACAATTGAACTTGCAACATCAACAACAGCCTTTACGACTGTTTTAACAACCTTTGAGACTGCCTTAACAACACTTTTTACTGCCTTTTTTACGAAACTCATTCAGCCAACTCCTTGGTTAAGAAACAACCTGCTTCAAAGCCAATTGATTCATACAGTTTAGTTGTTCTTTTAGGGTCAATACCAATATCACCTGCTGATATAACAGTTGCTTCCATACCTCTTGCCCACTGTTCAAATTCATCTGTGAGCATCTTAAAATTATTGATGTTTCTATGTGATTCTAAAACAAAAATCAATTCAATGTGTGCATAGTAGATGTCTTTGTTCCAAGGGCATTGTGTAATACTGCCACTGATAAAACCAACTGGTCTTGAACCTTCTAGTAGATTGATCCAAACATATTCTGGATGAATGTTTCTTTCTCTAATTGTTTCAATTACTGATGTCTTGTCCCACTGTTCATCTAGTTCTGGCTTTACTTCTGCCGCTTCTAAACAATACTGTCTAAACAGATTGTATGTTACATCAATTTCGTGTGGAGCCATATTTCTCACTATCATTCTGTTCTACCCCATAAAAATTCTGTGTTACCAACATAACCTGTTTTTTCCATTGCTGTATCGTATTTGGCATCTTGGAAATACCAGTTGCTCCAAGTGTTGGTTTTTCTACCTGCTGTTCTTTCAAAATCTGCGAATTGACTGGTTATGTCCAATCCAATTGTGCAGGTGTTTTGATTTTCTTGAATGGCAACATTATAGATTGTGCCATCATACATAAGAATTGGTGTCTGTATGATTGAAAAATCATTAAGATCCATAAATGCTTTGTAGACTACAATTCTCTGTCCTTCTACATTCTTACCAATAAACTTGTCAATGTAACCACTTGGTAATCCTGAAAGTGTAATTTGAAACTTGCCTACAACAACATCAAATGTTTCATCAATTGCTGTGTATGAAATAAATTCGCCCTGTGCTGAATAGGTATTTGTGCCTGCATCGGGTGCCGTTGTTGAATCAAATGCAATATCAATACCACCACTCGCAAGATATAAACAGTCATCACTACCACTACCGTCTTGGATTTGTATTTCTATCAAATCAACAGCAAAGGTATGATCTCTGTAAAATTCATCTCTTAGATCTTGATGGTATGTTTTCATCTACCAAGTCTCTCTCATATCTATTTCTAAGGTGCTCAACCCACCTAAGCCTACTGTGACTTGGTGTGCATCCGCTTCACGCACCGCTGTGAATGGCACCGTTGTGATTGTTAGTGTTTCTCCGCTTGACAATGCAGTTGTTAAACCGCCTGCAAAATAAAGTGTTGCTGTTCCATCACTTGCACTGTCACAATCTGCAACACACTGATAGACTTTTGAATGTCCTGAAAACTTAAAGAAGTCACCAGCGGCTAGTATGTTTTCTACACCACTAGCACCACCTATTGTTACATTCTTTTCGCCTACTGCTTTTGTTTGTGTTGTTTGAATTGTCTGTGTGGTTTGGTTTGACAGACTTGTGTATGATATTTCTGGTAACACAATTTCAAAACTCAACAATGGTCCATATGTCTGTGCAAGAAAACCTGCTGTTGGTGATAGTTCTGCCTGTGTCATTGGAGGATAACTTACCTTCCAACTGTAAAATTGATGTCCATAACCAACTCTGCGTGTTTTACCTGAATTTGTTTCTGTTGATAGTGTTGGTGCATTTACTGTGAAATCAACTGCTGAAAATCCAGGAGTTGTTGGATAAAAACCTGCTAAATCTGCCATTAGAATCTACTCCTTTGTCCTGTTTCCAGCATAGCATCTGAAACAATTTGTGTTATGACACTTCTTCTATCTACTAGAAGTTCATCTATGCCCTGTGT